AAGGTAAATATAAATTTACTACTTCCATAAAAGAACAATGGAAACAAGCACAACGCAAAAGGTTAATAGAAAAAAAACTAAAGAATAATGGCTGAAAAAAAAGTAATTGAATTAGAAGTAAGTTCTAATTTAGGCAATTTAAAACAACAACTAAAAGCAGCGCAAGTTGAAGTTCAAACGTTGGCGGATAAGTTCGGTGCGACTTCAGACCAAGCAAGGGAAGCGGCAAAAAGAGCAGCCGATTTAAAAGATAGGATTGGAGATGCAAAAACGTTAACCGATTCATTTAACCCTGACGCAAAGTTTAAAGGGTTATCACAAGTTTTAACAGGTGTTGCTGGTGGATTTGCAGCCGTTCAAGGTGCAATGGGTTTAATAGGAGTTGAAAGCGAAAGCGTAGAAAAGCAACTTTTAAAAGTTCAAAGTGCAATGGCAATCGCTTCAGGAATAGACCAATTAAGCGAAGCAAAAGACGCAGTAATAAACTTTGGTCAAGCAGCTGTAAATGCTTTTAAAGCGTTAAAAGCCGCAATAGGTTCAACAGGCATTGGACTTATTGTTGTTTCATTAGGTCTTGTTTATACTTATTGGGAAGACATAAGCAAAGCAATTAGTTTTGCAGGTGGGGAAACAGAAAAATACGCAAAGCAACAAAAAGCAATTGGTGAAGAAGCAAAAAAACAATCTGAAGAAGTTGCAAAGGAAAGTGGCGCTTTTGCTACTTTAATTTCAAGATTAAAAGCAACTAATCAAAACACAAAAGAACGTGAAGAATTAATAAAAAAAATAAATACACAATACGGAACAACTTTAAAAAATATAAAAGACGAAAGAAATTTCCAAGAACAATTAAACACGGAACTTGCTTCATATTTAGAATACCAAAAAGCAAAGTATTCTTTACAAAAAAACGAAGATTTAATCGTAAGGAATTTAGAAAAGCAAGATAAAATAAAAAGAGAAATATTAAAAACTGAAAAAGAATTAAAAGCGGCTGCAATTGAAATTTTAGAGTTTCAACAAGCAGGTTCTGGTATTTTAGAATCGCAATCAAATATTCCAAAACTAAAAGAAAAATTAAAAGATTTAAGAGAAGAATATGGTAACGCAAAAGATAGGTTTGTTGATTATGGTGAAGCAGCACAAAACGCGGCTATAAAAGTTGACATCTTAACAGATAGCGGAACAAAATATGTTGAGCAAATTGTAAATGACGCACCAAAAATTACAGAAACATTAAACCAATTTAAACAAGACGTTGACAACTTAAATGAAGAAATACGAGTTAGTAAATTAAACGACGAAGAAAAAGAAATTGATGCTTTAAATAAAAAATACGACAAGGTAATTGAAGAAGGAAAAAAACACGGTGTTGATGTTAAAGCATTAGAAGAAGAAAAGCGTTTAGGTTTAGCAGCAATAACTAAAAAATATGACGATGCAGACGCAAGTACAAGATTAACAAATTCTCAAACTGTTATTTCTAATATTGTAAGTGAAGGAACTAAAAGACTACAAGCGGAAAAAGCAATTGGCGATAAGTCAACGGAGCAATTAAAAAAAGAGTTACAAGACCAAACAGCATTAAGGGAAAGAAACCTAAAGTTTATAATTGAATCAATGATTCAAATTTTAAGCATAACGCAAGATTTGGCTTCAATGAGTGAAAATAAATACAAGGAAATTAACGACAAAGTTTTAGCAAACGAAAACCTAACAACTGCACAAAAGGAAAAAGCAATAATTAAAAACAATGCAAACGCAAAAAAAGCATTTGAATTAAACAAAAAGTTTCAAATTGCAAGTACGTTAATTTCAACTTTTGCAGCAGCACGAGACGCTTACAAATCGCAGTTTTTACCACCTGATATTTCAAGTCCTGTTCGTGGTGGAATAGCAGCAGGAATAGCAACAGCAGGTGGTTTAGTTGCAGTTAAAAAAATTATGTCAACACAATTTCAAGGAACAGCAGTTCCAAGCGGTGGCGATGGTGGTGGTGGCGGTGCAACAGTTCCAACAATGTCAGCACCACAATTTAACGTAGTTGGACAAAGTGGCGTTAATCAGTTAGCAAGTCTAAACCAACAACCTATACAAGCTTATGTAGTTTCAGGACAAGTAACTTCACAACAGGCACTTGATAGAAACAGGTTAGCAAATGCAACTTTAGGCGGCTAGAAAATACAACAAACAAACAATAATTTAATTAATATATTATGCGAATAGTTGAATTAATAATTGACGAAAAAGACGAGACAAGCGGAATAGACGCAGTTTCAGTTGTTGAAAGTCCTGCAATCGAAAGTGATTTTATAGCACTAAAAAAACACGAAATAGAGTTAAAAGAAGTTGATGCTGAAAAGCGTATTTTAATGGGTGCAGCTTTAATACCTAACAAACAAATTTACCGCAAGAACGACAAGAACGAAGAATACTATATTTATTTTTCTGAAGAAACTGTAAGAAAAGCAAGTGAATTGTTTTTTATGAACAGCAACCAGAACAACGCAACTTTAGAACACAAACAAAAGTTAGACGGAATGAGTGTTGTCGAAAGTTGGATTACAGAAGGAAAAAACGACAAAAGTATGAACTACGGTTTTAATTTTCCTAAAGGCACTTGGGTTATTTCTATGAAAGTAAACAACGATGAAATTTGGAATAAAGTAAAATTAGGAGAAGTAAAAGGATTTTCTATTGAAGGTTATTTTGCAGACAAATACGAAATGAGTTTAGTAAATGACGAGCAAATTTTAATTGATAAAATAAAACAAATAATAACGGAAAATGAAAACAACTAAAGAATTAATTATTGCAGATATTACTGCAAAGGTAGAAGCAAAGTTAGCAAGTCAAAAAGTTGATTTAACACTTGAACAAGATGCACAAAAATTATTAGCAAGTTATTATACTTTAACCGACAATGCAAATTCTAAATATACGGGTGTTGCTTCATCAGCAAGAGCGTTGGTAAGCAAATTAGACGAAGCAATAAAAACTGCAAGTGAAATGCCAAAATTAATTACAAGGTATCAGCAATTAGCAAAAGAACTTGGAATTGATGTTAATAATTTAGAAGATGTAAAAGATATGAATTTTGCAATTAAAGATGTTGCGCAATTTAAAGAACTTCGTAAAAAAATGGAAATGTTCCTTTCATAATTTTAGCAAGTGGCGAAACAAACTAACGTTAAAATCCATCTTAAAAAACCGAAAGTTAAACGTGCAGGAGTACACGCAAAAACACGAAATAGCAAATTAAAGTCAAGTAAAAATTATACTAAAACTTATACAAGACAAGGACGTTAAGTTTGAAAATACAACAAATAATAAACAATTAAATTATACATATATGAACACACTACAAAACGTTTACGATAGGTTATCCGACAAAACGGAATTAGCAAAACACGAAGTTAATTTAGGAACTATCGAAGAAATTGCATTAGCATTTAAACAAATAAATGGAGTTAATGATAACTTTAATAAATTAGATGCTATTGTTCAAAAGAATTTTCTTACGCTCAATAACGCTTACAAACAAATAGTAAGTAATAAAGATTATGAGAAAAGAACTATTTCAAATTTAGATAAATTACAAGCGACATTAATAAAATTATCTAAAGATTTAGGAATTGATTACAAACAAATTCCTTCATATAAGCAATTAATGGAATGTTATAGTCTTGCAAATCAAGTTAACGACTCAATTGTAAACTCAATGGATGCAGTAAAATCTCTTGGTAAATAATTAATAAAAACAAACAAAAAACGAAATATGAAAACAAGCGTAATTAATCAAATCAAAACTTTACTTGGAATGGAAGTAAAATTAGAAACAATGAAATTAGCAGACGGAATTACAATTTTTGAAGCAGACGCTTTTGAAATGGACAAAGAAGTTTTTATTGTAACTGAAGACGAACAAAAAATACCTGTTCCGATAGGAGAATATGAATTAGAAGACGGACGTATTTTAGTTGTTGAAGTTGAAGGAATTATTTTAGAAATAAAAGAAGTTGCAAATGAAGAAGAAGTTGTTGAAGAAGAAGCTCCAGCAGTAGAAGTAGAAGTTGAAGCAACAACAACACCAACAGCAAAGAAGACAGTAGAAAGCATAGTTAAAGAAACGTTCTTTGCAGAAATAGAAAAATTAACAAACGAAAACATAGAGTTAAAAGCGAAATTAGAAAACCTATCTAAAGTTGACGAAGTTACAAACGAAGTAACCGAACTTGCAGACGTAAAGCCAATTGCGTTTAACCCTGAAAACACGAATGAAGTTGAACACTTCCAATATGGTTCAAAGAGACCACGTACAACGATGGACTCAATTTTAGAAAAAATAAGTAATTTAAAATAAGTATTAACAATTTAAAAAATTAAAAAATGGCATTAGTAACAACAGGTACTACTTACGCAGGAGAATTTGCTGGTAAGTACATCGCAGCAGCTTTATTAAGCGCACCAACATTAGAGCAAGGCGGAGTAACAATACTTCCAAACGTAGCTTACAAACAAGTTATTCAAAAAGTAGCAACAGGTTCAATCGTAGTAGATGCTTCTTGTGCATTTACAAACACAGGAGACGTTACACTAACTGAAAGCGTTTTAACAACTAAAGAACTTCAAGTTAACCTTGAACTTTGTAAAAAAGATTTATTCCAAACTTGGCAAACTGCCGAAATGGGTTATAGTGGTTTTAGAACTTTACCTAAAACTTTTTCTGATTTCTTAATTGCACACGTAGCTGAAAAAGTAGCAGCAGCAACAGAAACTGCAATATGGAGTGGAACTGCAACAAGTGGTTCTTATTTAGGACTTAAAGCGAAGTTAATCGCAGGTTCAGCACCAGCAGTAGGTACACCATTAACAGGTGCAGCTTTAACAAGTGCAGTTGTAATAGGTGAAATGGGTAGATTAGTAGATTTAATTCCTGCGTCACTTTACGGAAACGAAGGATTGAGAATTTATGTATCTCAAAAAATTGCTAAATTGTACGTACGTGCATTGGGTGGTTTTGGAGCTTCAGGTTTAGGAGCAAACGGAGTTAACGCACAAGGTACACAATGGTACACAAACGGTTCACTTTCATTTGAAGGTATTCCAATTTTTATGGCTAACGGACTTGGTGCAGACAATATGATTGCAACAACTGTAGACAACCTTTATTTTGGCTGTGGTTTATTAAACGACCAAAACGAAGTTAAAGTTATTGATATGGCAGACATTGACGGTTCACAAAATGTACGTGTAGTTTTACGTTACAATGCAGGAGTTGAAATTGGTTTTGCTTCAGACGCAGTAACTTACGGAGCGTAATATTAAATAAAAAGCGGGATGTAAAAATTCCGCTTTATTTTATTCACATAAAAACATAAACAAAAAATGTGTACACTTACAACAGGAAGAAAAGAAGTATGTAAAACATCGGTTGGCGGTATTGACGCAATTTATTTTATAAATTACGATGATATGGACGTTATTACTTATGATGCTACAAATACTGATAGTATTCAAACAGTAACAGGCGTAACTTCTTTATTTAAATATGAATTAAAAGGCGCAAATTCTTTTGAGCAAACAATAACAAGTTCAAGTGAAAACGGAACAACATTTGTTGAGCAAACTTTGACTTTTACATTAAAAAATTTAGATGAAGCAACTCATAAACAAATAAAATTATTGTCTTTTGGTAGACCACACGTTTTAATACAATCAAGAAATAATCAATTTTTTCTTGCAGGTTTAGAACACGGAATGGACGTAACAACAGGCGTTATTTCAAGTGGTGTTCAAATGGGTGACCTATCGGGTTACACTATGACGATGGTTGGAAATGAGAATTTAGCAGCTAATTTCTGCGAAGTTGTAGTTGCAGCAGGTAATCAAGTAACTGACGCCAATTTAATAGCGGTATTTACAGGAGCAACAATAATTAAAGTTTAATTAAAAAAAATTATTTTTAAAGCCGTTCGTAAGTTCGGCTTTTTTTTTGTCTTAAAAAAAGAACAAAAACACGAATATTTAATTATAACTATATGATAGTATTAACGCCTTCTACATCACCGCAAACGTTTAGTTGTATTCCACGTGACAATACGTTTAATGTTATGGAACTTACAGACGAACAAACAAACGTAACAACGCCTGTAGCGATTACTTCAAGAACTGTTGGAGACTACATTTATACAATTACAGCAACCTTTGGTTTAGTAGAAGGACATTTTTATAATTTAGTTTTAAGAGTAGGCACAACAATAATATTTAAAGACCGTGTTTTTTGCACGGCACAACCATTAGTTACATTTTCGGTTAACAATAACCAATATGTAAGTAATACAACAACAAATGATTTTATAGTATATGAATAATTTACACGTTTTAAATTTGTCGGCTTACACTTCGCCTGTTATTTCGGAAACTAACCGAGAAAATTGGGTTGACTTTTTAACCGAAGACGGAGACCAATATTTTCAATTCTTAATTGAGAGATATAGCAATTCAACAACAAATAACGCTATTATAAACAACGTAGCGCGATTAATATACGGAAAAGGTTTAAGTGCATTAGACGCTAATAAAAAGCCGAATGAGTACGCACAAATGATGTCTTTATTTCACAAAGAAGACGTACGCAAAATGGTTCTTGATAGAAAAATGTTTGGACAATTTGCTATTCAAGTTCACTACAACGACAAGCACGACAAAATATTAAAAGCATATCATATACCGGTTAATCTTTTACGAGCTGAAAAATGCGACAAAGACGGAAACATAACAGGTTATTACTATTCGGACAATTGGGACGATACTAAAAAGTTTGCGCCAATTAGGTTTAACGCTTTTGGGTATAGCAAAGAAA